AATCTTGTACACTTAAACAATGTTAGTTCGCCGGCCCATATTATATTTGCAAGTCCACACGAGCTTAAAAATTCTGCCAATGAGTTATGACAGTTAACGTGGTCCGGGACATCAAACATATTATTACCTTGTAGGATTACAACTGTACCAGCTGGCAAAGTTTTAACCCATTCTCCGTGATCTTCAAAGTGCTCAACGATGGTATCGATAATAACTGGACGCTTGTACTTAGAAAGATCTACTGATCTAATATCGTCAGATGAATTTTTATACATTGGACAAAATGGCAAGTTTAGTTCTAGTGCCGCTGCATGTACACTGGTATCAATATCAATATTTACAACTTTTCTCAGCTTGATCGTTCGCATGCTAGCCAAGAAAGGAATCATTCCCACCCATCCACCTACTATAAGTGCAGTTGGGTCAACAACAGTGTCTAACAAACGCAATTTATTTGTACCGCATATATTAAATTCAGTTAGTTTATCCAACAACCAAAATTTACTCTTAATCTGATTACGACTAAGTGCATCTTTCCAATTTAATGTTGGATTATGTTCTACAACATTAGACAATTGCAGTATGTGACGTTCTTCTTTTGGGTAGTAGGCGGCCAGTACTTTGCCTAGCAGTACGATATCGTCGTTTGTAACGCACGAAACCAGTGTATTGCTACCAACGCATATCTCAATGAATTTAATTATTTCATAGAAATTGGTCTGTGTCAAGTTCAACAGGTCCAGTGATTCAGACAACTGTTGTTCTGACAATACTAAACCGTATGCAACAAGATTCTTTATCTCTGCCAATATAACACCGTTATCAAAATTCTTAATGCCATTTAACAACGGCCAAAAATCAATAAAGTGCTCGCGCCCAACTTCACTGATTAGCTGCTCTAGTTCGGCACGACTGCCAGTTTCTAACCAACGATGAAAGTGGTGGATACTTTTTCGGAATCCAATTGCTTCGTCCACAAAATACAAAAGCGAAGAACGAAGTTCTGCATTCTTATCCATTAAACCATCCAAACATACTTAAATTTGTTTGCCACACTACATCTTCATATGTCAAAGGCTTTGCTGGATGTAATTGGATCTGTTTTACAAATGCACTACTATCGCTATCTAGGTCTGGTAGTATCCAGCCCAACTCATTGCTAATCTGCTTGCCTATACTTTTGCTTGCTTTAGTTGGATCAGCTTTCGCATGCGAATTAAAAAAGTCATTGAACCAGGCATAGTCGCGTATGTTTACAAAGTCAAAATCATCATACTGCAATAGCTTTACTGCAAGACGAGCACCGTATACACTCCACATGCCATGCTTGACATCTGCACCCACTGTCATCCAAGTTATTAATCTTTGGTAGTTTGCCGCATGCATTGTAGTTGACCATTCATCAAATGCCAACACACGACCCTGTTCCATTGACAGCTTTACGCCTTCGCGGAAGCCAACACGAAATGCTTGATGCGCACTGCCATTTGTATGCACATTGGAGTAACACCCAGGCAACTCTTTATAGCGATTAAAGTCCCAGCAAAAATCTACAGCATCACGTTGTTCATCTGCAAGCTCATGACTTTTCATGTTGGCTAAATGTTCTGTACTCCACATTTTCAATCCACCATTGCCGTACATTAGGCCATTTGTAACTTGTCGGCCGCCCCATGTATAACTAACTTTACCATTCATCCCTTCAGGAGCAGGCTTGTTAAAGAAAGCCGGATCTACAATATTGTCAGCGTCAACAGTAATAACATATTCGCTTTTGGGAAAGGCAGCAGCCGCGGCCTTGTGTGCCGCATCAAATCCAACTACGCCGTGGACTCTTGCAATATTATCATGCGGGGTTACCTGTTGCAGTAACTCCCAGTGCAGATCTGCATTGGGCTCATCAAAACTTAAAAATACAACAGGAAAGTCTGCAATCTTATTGCGTTTTATTGTTCTTGCGGCTACATTAAACATTGACATTTTTAAATTCCTTTTTAAGCCAAGACCAGTCATTTAGACAATTTAAGGTTGACAAATCATCTCCATGTTTCAGTCCAAATGCTGCGCCAGCACGTGCCCCTAACACTGAATATTTTCCATTGGGCTTATTCCAACCAAGTGTACCCCAAATTAAACGACGATGACTACATGTTTCAATTTCGTTCCAGTAACTAAAAATATCAGTTTCGCTTTTAAATCGATCCTTAATAAGGATAGTCTGCACATTGCGGTAATTGGTTTTCTTGTCACTTGAAAAGTCTTGTGCGTCTACGAATTCTGCCAATGCATCAAGCTCGGCATTTTGTTTTGCAAGACTTTTGCGGATTCGAATTTTCACCACTGCTAACGATGCAAGCTTTGCGCTCTCACGAAATGCACCAATCCAAGCAGATTCCGGGGTGGCATTAAATCTTGTTTCGCAACTAACAACATCTTTGCTGATCACAACGTCAGACAATGATGTGGACATATCAATTGCCCATTTATTATTGTTAATGAATGGTGTGCGAGAAAATACTTTTACTGCACCGTAGCCGTACACAAGATCGTTAACTGGGTTAATGCTAGGCCAAATTACAACGCATTCATTTTCAGGAACACCCCAGTGTACTGCTGTTGCATCTGGTTCCCATGAGAAATCAAAGTTGTCTACTATCCAAGCGTCTGCATCTACAACCCAGAAATTTTTAGTTGAACTACGCATAGCACATTCTTTATGCACATTATAAATGCCAACAATGTTTTCTACTCGCTTTGCATCTGGCACAAATTCTAGCAAACGCTGCCAATTGGCTTCGCTACCTTCTTCGCCCATTGAAATAAAGAAAACATCTAACAAAGCTTACTCCGCAATAAATTGTTCAACATCACTTTCCTTGACCATTGGGCCAAGGCGGTGCGGGTTAAAGTAGCTGGCCTTAAAAAACTTTGATCCTGCTTCATCTAAGTCAGCAATTTCTAATCTTAAATCTTGCTTTAGCAATTTGCCTAAACGCTGAGTTTCAGCTGATAACTTTGATGCACTATATGAGTACTTTGATACAGGACAGGTTTCTTCTACACCTGCAAACATTGGCATAACGATGTTTGCCCAATGCTGGTTATGCCACTCGAAGTCTGCAACTAATTTATAGTCCCAGTCTTTCTGCAGGTTTGTCATATAGCAGCCTAATCTTGCGCCGTACATGGCCCACAATCCGTTTTGTACATCTGCCCCCACACTCATCCATACTAATAAGCGACGATGATTTTTAAAGTTATTACGATCTGCAATTTGGCGCCAATCCATTGGCTGTCCATTTATAAGAGCTAGCTTAACACCTTCGCGAAATCCTGCACGATATGCTTGATATGGTGTAGAGTTATTGTAAACATCTGAATAGATGTTGTTTAGCTGATGGTAGTGAATATCCCAGCAAAAGTCCACAGCACCTGCGCCTGAATCAACTGCTTCGTGTGTACGCATTTGTTCCACTACTTTTTTAGGCCAAAGTTTGATGCCACCGTTGCCGTAAACCAAGCCATTGATAACGTTTTTGCCGCTCCAGCTTAGTACGTCACTGCGATCAAATTTATTTAGATCCAGTTCCATTTCAAAGAAGTCTGCTCGTACTTTGTTATCTGCGTCGATTGTAATGAAACGTTCTGTGTCGGCTAACTTGGCCGCGGCCTTATGGCAAGCATCACTGCCGTAAACTCCATGACTGCGTTTTGCCCAAGGGCATTTTTCCAATAAGTCTGCATAATTCTCATCTGCATTTGGTTCATCATAGCTGATAAACACTATATCAAATTCTGTAATTGCGGTTTTCAAATTAATGCTCCTATATCGATATTACTTGCTTTATATAACACATGCGGTGTGGCCTGGTATGGCCATTTGTCAAGTACTTCAAACGCAAACGGTTGCTTGAGCATTAGTGCAGGTAGTTCGGCCCAACCATAAAAGTTATCCGGGTCATCGCCTGCTAGAATTGCAATTTTTAAATTACCAACCAACTGCTCCAACGGAGACCCGGGCTGATAATAGCTACACGCCCACAATCCTCCATCTTTTAAGTATAACGAAACATGCTTGCCCTGGCCAGGATGACTCATAACTGTTTGTCCATCAACTATGCCATTGAATGCCGAGTACTCTGTTAGCCTGGTAAAAAACATACTGCTGGCAATTGGTGGCGTATTGATTCTTATACGTTGGCCTTTAAAAAGTATGTCCTTGACCAAGTCGTGATCCATAATAGACCAAAGCCGGCCTTCATAATATCCGCGTTCAGCTATGTCAATTAACTTAACACTAAGTTGCCCAAATAATTGATGCGGATCTTCTTCGTCTGTGATGAATAGTTGCAACGATTCATCAATGTGATCAGTTTCTAAACGTTCGCGCAAGGAAGTTACCCATACACTGGTAGCTTCTATGCGTAGTATTCCAGTGTCGTTAAATAATGTGATACGCAAGTCACTGAGTGGATTTCCTTGATATTCACTAGTGCTTAACCAGCCTTTCCAAACGTGCCTTTTCTTGACTGCTTCGTGTTGCTTGACATTAACTAAGTCAAGTGATCCAATTATATCACTAAAAGCAACTTTGAAATCATTTTGATTTAATTTGCCAGCTAGTAAATCTTTCACCTTACTATAACTGACTACAAGGCTACCAGCAACTTTTAGTTGTCCTGGCTCAATTGATCTAATTTGTCCGTCTTCTAAATTATAATTGACGGTCCAAAGTTCGGGAATTTGTTTTTTACGTGTTCGTAATTCAAATTTAATATTAGCCATTGCGCCAGTACTCCAGCGGCTTAACACTACCAGCTA